GGCGTCCCTTACTCAGTAACAAGTATAGGTACTCAAGTTGTGCCTTTAAGCGAAAGCGGTACATTTATACCACTTGAAGATTTAACTAACGAAATAATTGTTGGGTGGACAAAAGAAGCTATGGGGGAAGAAACCGTAGCGTCTATTGAAACTGGTATTGCTAATCAAGTAGAAACTTTAATAAACCCAACGTCTGTAACAATGACAATAGGAGAGTAAGTAATTTAATTTACGCGTAATAATAAACTTAAGTATAACAATTAAATATAATTAAAAATGTCAAAAAAATTAACACCAGAAGAATTAAAAAATTTACAGGATGCTGTAAACAGTTTGAATCAAATCCAATTGCAAGTTGGAGGACTAGAGTTACAAAAGCATGAATTGCAGCACGCAGCAGCCGAAGCCAAGGTTGAATTAGAAAAAGTTCAAAAAAAATTAGAGGATGAGTATGGGCAAGTGTCTGTAGATATTCAAACCGGAGACATAAAAGAAAGTGAACTTAGTAAGGAAAATTAGTATCGGTAGAGACTATAAAAATGATGCCATGCACTACTCTGTTGGACAGGAAGTGTATGGCGGTCATATTATAGATAGTATAATAGAAGAAGTAAACAAGTATTCTATATATATTAAAAAAAGTAACGAGCTAATTATCTGGAAAGACTTTAATAAGAACATGGCAATAGCTATTGAGTATAATTTAGAATACTAATGAAATCGGTTTTTGATTTTATAGTGAAACCTAAGACTGGTAGATCTACATCTTCTAGCAATGTAGAAGGTAAAGAATTATTATTAAACACTGAGTTACAGAATCATAATTATGTGAGTAGGCTAGGTGTAGTAACTTCAACTCCTTTACTAGAAAGCATTGAGGTAATTGAAAATGATGAGGTAATAGTCCACCATAATGTATTTCGAAGGTTTTACGACGTTAGAGGTAAAGAAAAAAACAGCAGAAGTTACTATGAAGAAGATTACTTCTTTGCTCAGCCTGATCAGATTTATGCTTATAAAAGAAACGGCGAATGGAAAGCTACTAAAGGGTTTTGTTTTATAAAACCTGTAAAAGAAGATAAAATGTTTTCAACGGATTTTGAAAAACCTGGTAAAGGTATTATAAAATACTCCGATGGAACTCTAGAAAAAGAAACATTAGTATCCTTCACAGAAGGTATGGAGTATGAGTTTTTTATTGAAAAAGAAAGATTATACAGAGTACCTACTAATCAAATTACAATTAAATATGGATATAAAGGGAACGAAGTTGAGTATAATCCAAGCTGGGCACAAAGCAGTTGAGGAATTAATAAAGGTAGCAGGAGAAAAAATTGTAGATTCAGGTGACGATATATCAGCTGATAGGCTTAAAAATGCTGCAGCTACTAAAAAGCTAGCTATATTTGATGCTTTCGAAATTCTTAATAGAATAAAAGACGAGCAAGATATGCTTGACGACAAACCTAAAGAGGAGACTTTAAAAAAGTCATTTAGCGGGTTTGCTGAAAAAAGATCTAAATAATGTACGAACAAACTTTATATAAAGTAGTACAGCCTATAAAACTTACCACTATCTCAAGGCTTAATAAAGCTAAAAAGTGGAAGTATGGATATAACAAAGAGCATGACTTAGTTGTTATAAGCAAGACAGGCCAAATTGGGGAAGTGTACGAAATACAAGGATTTAAAATAGCACTACCAAAAGTGCCGACTAAGATAAGTAATACGAACAACAAATGGAAGTCTGAAGAATATCCTAAAGAATTAAAATCAATATCTAGCATATTTGACTGGAGGGATTACCCTGAAAGCTTTCAAAACAAATGGGAACCATATATAGATGAACAATTTAAAAGACGCGACGAGGGCCATTGGTTCAGTAATAAAAGCGTGGCTACTTACATTACTGGTACTCACTTTATGTACTTGCAGTGGAGCAAAATTGACGTTGGGCAACCAGAATTTAGGGAAGCCAATAGACTATTCTTTATATTCTGGGAGGCTTGCAAAGCGGACAGCAGGTGTTACGGAATGTCATATCTCAAGAACAGACGTTCAGGTTTTTCGTTTATGGCTTCGGGAGAGACAGTCAACCTAGCCACAATATCAAGTGACGCGCGGTTTGGAATATTGTCCAAATCTGGCTCCGATGCGAAGAAAATGTTCACGGATAAAGTCGTACCCATATCTGTCAACTATCCGTTCTTTTTCAAACCAATACAAGACGGTATGGACCGCCCAAAAACCGAATTGGCCTACAGGATACCAGCCTCAAGACTTACTAGAAAATCAATCCAAAACAAACAAAGCGCCGAAGTCCTTGAAGGGCTCGATACCACAATAGATTGGAAAAACACTGGCGACAACTCCTATGATGGAGAAAAATTAAAATTACTAGTACACGATGAAAGTGGAAAGTGGGAAAGACCAGATAATATATTAAATAACTGGCGAGTAACAAAAACGTGTTTACGATTAGGCTCTAGAATTATTGGCAAGTGTATGATGGGTTCAACTTCAAACGCTTTAGATAAAGGAGGATCCAACTTCAAAAAGCTATACGGAAATTCTAATGTAACAAAAAGAAACAGAAACGGACAAACAGCTTCTGGTTTATATTCTTTATTTATTCCAATGGAATGGAATTACGAGGGTTTTATAGATGAATATGGCCACCCTGTTTTTGATACACCAATAGAAAAAGTAGTAGGCCCACACGGGGACGTTATAGACATCGGGATTATAGAGCATTGGAATAATGAAGCTGACGGTCTAAAAGGGGATCAGGATGCTTTAAATGAATTCTACAGGCAGTTTCCACGCACAGAAGAGCACGCTTTTAGAGATGAAACAAAAAACAGTATATTTAATTTAGCAAAAATATACGAACAGATAGATTATAACGAAGATTTAAGAAATACAGCAATTATAACAACCGGAAGTTTTAGCTGGGAAAATGGCATAAAAGACTCTAAAGTTTTATTTACCCCTAATGCTCAGGGCCGGTTTAAAATAAGCTGGGTGCCCGGAGCAAATTTACAGAATAAACAAATAACAAAAAATGGCGTGAAGTATCCAGGGAATGACCACATGGGAGCCTTTGGATGTGATAGCTATGATATATCAGGAACAGTTGGGGGGAATGGATCCAAAGGTGCTTTGCACGGGCTAACTAAGTTTAGCATGGAGGACGCTCCTCCAAATTCATTCTTTTTAGAATACATAGCCAGACCGCAAACTGCTGAAATGTTTTTTGAAGATGTATTAATGGCTTGCGTATTTTACGGAATGCCTTTATTGTGTGAAAACAATAAGCCTAGACTTTTGTATTATTTTAAAAGAAGAGGCTATAGAGGTTATTCAATGAATAGGCCAGACAAACTTTGGAACAAGCTTTCAGTTGCTGAAAAAGAAATAGGAGGAATACCTAATTCAAGTGAAGATATAAAGCAAGCTCACGCAGCGGCAATTGAATCGTATATAGATAAATATGTAGGATTAAAAGAAAATGGGGACTATGGAGATATGTATTTTACAGATACCCTCAATGATTGGGCTGGATTTGATATTAACAATAGGACAAAATTTGATGCAGCAATTAGCTCAGGATTAGCAGCTATGGCTTGCAATAAAAACTTGTATAGACCGATCGGTCAAATACAAAAACAAAAGATAAATTTAAAAATCGCTAAGTTTACAAATAGCGGTTCAACATCGAAAATAATAGAATAAGTATGGCTGAGTCAGTTGTAAAAAGTTTTTTTCCTAGTCAAGTTGCTAGTGATGCCGAAAAAATTTCTCCAGAGTATGGATTGAAAGTAGGCAGGGCTATTCAAGACGAGTGGTTTAAATCGGATTCCGGGAACGCAAGATATCAAAGTAACGAAAATACGTTTCATAGATTAAGGTTATATGCTCGAGGCGAGCAGCCAATTCAAAAATACAAAGATGAGTTATCAATTAACGGGGATTTATCTTATTTGAATTTAGACTGGAAGCCTGTGCCTATTATACCAAAGTTTATAGATATTGTTGTAAATGGTATTTCAGAAAGAGTTTATGACATTAAGGCTTATTCACAAGACCCCTACGGCGTTAATAAGAGAACGGCATATATGGAGTCTTTAATTAGGGATATGCAGACAAAGGAAATAAATCAATACGTAGAAAAAGAACTAGGTATGAATTTATTTGAAAACGATCAAAATGAATTACCCGAATCTAAAGAAGAACTAGAGGTTCACATGCAGATGTCCTATAAGGACAACGTAGAGATTGCTGAAGAGGTAGCTATTAACACTATACTGGATGGTAATAAATATGAATTAACCAGAAAAAGAGTAAATTATGATCTTGCTGTTTTAGGAATTGGAGCTGTTAAAAATACATTTACAAAATCAGAAGGCGTTAAGGTCGAATACGTTGATCCCGCTAACTTAATTTATTCAAGAACTGATTCTCCCTATTTTGATGACATATATTACGTAGGGGAAGTAAAAAACGTACATTTAAACGAACTTAAAAAAGAATTTCCAAATTTAACAGAAGGCGAATTACAAGCTATATCAAAAACATCTTACCAAAACAACGGGGCATATAATAGAAGTTTAACAAATTACGACGAAACGGATTCAAACACAGTGCAGGTTTTGTATTTTAATTTTAAAACTTACATGAATGAAGTTTATAAGGTTAAAGAAACAGCCACTGGCGCATCTAAAATATTGCTAAGAGACGATCAATTTGATCCTCCTGTTGAGATGCTAGAAGAAGTATTTGGTAAAATGTCAAGATCCTTAGAGGTTTTATACGAAGGAGTTTTAATACTTGGTACTGATAAACTTTTAAAGTGGGAAATGGCAAAAAATATGATGCGGCCAAAAAGTGATTATACTAAAGTTAAAATGAACTATAGTATAACAGCTCCTAGAATGTACAAAGGAAGAATTGAATCTTTAGTAAGCAGAATAACTGGGTTTGCTGATATGATTCAGTTAACTCATTTAAAATTACAACAAGTAATGTCAAGACTTGTTCCTGACGGGGTTTATCTTGATGCAGATGGATTGGCTGAGGTTGACTTAGGCAATGGTACGAATTATAATCCACAGGAGGCATTAAATATGTTTTTCCAAACAGGATCCGTTATTGGTAGGTCATTCACACAAGAGGGGGACATGAACCCAGGAAAAGTTCCTATTCAGGAATTATCCAGCGGATCAGGAGGAGCAAAGTTGCAATCTTTAATTACAACGTATAACTATTACATGCAGATGATTCGGGATACTACTGGATTAAATGAAGCAAGAGATGGTTCTACCCCAGATCCTAAAGCATTAGTTGGGGTCCAAAAGATAGCTGCAGCAAATTCTAATACAGCTACAAGACACATATTAACTAGTGGGTTATACTTAACAGCGGATTTAGCTGAGGGTATATCTTTAAGAATATCAGACATAATTGAATACTCGCCTACGAGAGAAGCATTTATACAAAAAATAGGTGTTCACAACGTAGCTACTCTTGAAGAGATTTCTACATTGCACTTATATGACTTTGGTATATTTATTGAATTGACCCCTGATGAAGAAGAGAAAGCTGTATTGGAAAACAACATTCAAGTTGCTTTAGCTCAAAAAACAATTGACTTAGAAGACGCTATAGACGTTAGAGAAATACGAAATTTAAAGCTAGCTAACCAAGTTTTAAAACTAAGACGCCGGAAAAAGCAAGAAAAAGATCAATTGATGCAACAGCAAAACATTCAAGCTCAGGCTCAAGCAAATCAGCAAAGTCAACAGGTAGCTGCACAACTATCCGTTCAAAAAGAGCAAGCAATAGCTCAGAGTAAGATACAAGTAGAGCAAGCAAAGTCTCAGTTTGACACACAAAAGCTTATGCAAGAAGCTCAGCTTAAAAAAGAGCTAATGGCTTACGAATTTCAAATTAATTTAAAATTGCAAGAAGGCCAAGTGGCAGTAAAGAAGTCTCAGGAAAGCTATAGAGAAGACAGAAAAGACGATAGAACAAAAATACAAGCTACTCAGCAAAGCGAATTAATAGAACAAAGAAAAAATAATACACCTCCTCAAAACTTTGAATCATCAGGTAATGACATAATGGGCGGTGGATTTGGCTTAGGTTCCTTTGACCCTAAGTAATAATAATAGAGTACTAATTATATAATATTTTATCATGAAAGAACAAGAACAAGAATCGCCTTTAGCGGAAGTGCAAGAAGCGCCCGTGGTTGAGGTACAAGAAGAGGTTACTCCGGAAGAAACCGGACCAGTAGCCACAAAAGACAAAGACGGTACATTTAAGCTTGACTTAACTAGTGCAACCGAAAAGCCAGAAGGTTTAGTGGAAGCTGAAGTTGAGCCAATTGTAGAGCCTGTAGCGGAAGCTGCTGAGCCAGAAGAATTTCAAGCTTTAGAAGAAATAACCGAAGAAGAGGTTGTAGAACAAGCACAGGAATTACAAGAAGAAATTGAAGAAGCAGTTCAAGAACAAGTAACTAGTGGAATTGATTTACCTGAAAATATACAAAAAGTAGTTGAATTTATTAATGAAACCGGAGGAGACTTAGAGGATTACGTAAGGCTAAACACGGATTATTCATTATTAAATGAAGATCA